ACATAGAAATAACTCCTTTACATTACGCTGCCGCTTCTGGAAATCCTAATTTAGTAAAATTATTATTAGAACATGGAGCGGATATCAATGTAAATAAAGAACTATCGAGTGACTATTCCTGGACTCCATTATCTTATGCGATTATTAGTGGTAATATACCAAATAAAAATAAACTTGAAATTGTAAAGATACTTTTAAAACACGGAGCAGATCTAAATATAAAATTAAAGAAGGACGAAAGTATGGCAATACATCATGCTGCAGAATATGGCGCGATTGATGTGATGAAATTTTTACTAAAGCATAAAACCAGCTCGAGTAGCTCGAGTAGCTCGGGTAGCAAAAGTAGTAGTCTTGTAAAAAAGGCGATAGATATCAATATACAAGACAAATTAAAAAGAACACCTATTGATTTTGCGTATACAGGAAAACGTAAAGAAATGGCTGTTTTTTTACTATCAAAAGGAGCATTGCTTCCAGACTATGGAAGAACAAAGGCGAGATCTGTTCCATTTGTAATTCAAGCCTTACTTGAAGAAGATGTCACACTGAATACATATCGTCGTGTATATCAACAGCTTGAAGATAAAAAATTAGAAGAATTAGCCGGAAATCTAAAAGCAGAAATCGACGAGAAGGAAAAAGGAACTCTAATTCCTATACTACGTCAACGTAAAATAGAAGAAATAAAGGAAGAGGATAAAGACAAGCCACATATATCCGAACTACCAAACGATGTCCTCCAAACTATTTTGTCAAAAGCGAATCTATTAGATCCTATAAAGAAATCAAAAAAGAAAATTAATAACTCGCAAGTATGAATATAAATCAGATTTATAAATTAATTCTGGATCTTGTTGTCTAGGAGAAGTAGAAGACGGAGATATTTCCATATGACAGAACGCTGATCTTCTGTTAGACTACTCCAGCATTGTTTTAGCTTTTTGATAAGACTGTCTGCTTGCGAAAACTCTTGTTTCATATTATCATAGTCGCTATTCATAAAGAATGCAGCATCTCGGGCCAGAATCTTGTCGCCATATACATTACAAACTTGTTCATGAAAAACCCTATGAACAATCGTATCATCTGCTATCATAGCACCTTTGATGGCCATCTTATACATACGAAATTCGTTGTCGTTTGGAAATACGACAATAAGATCGTCGACAAGCTCGATGAGCGTATCATTAAATTTTCCAATGTAATTCATCGTGTTACAATGTAATAAGCTTACAATTAAAGGGGATATTCGTGTTTAAATCATTTTTTATCCTGCGTACAATTGAATAAGATAACGCAAATTATACTTTTGATTTGCTCATAAACGCGTCTGCCCAACCTTTTAGAGGGCGATGATGTACATATAATAGCCACCGGTTTGCGTACTTTTTAACAAGTAATATATGATAGGATGTATATATTATTCGGTTTTTATAGAACTTTTCACGAATCATACTTTGTATTAGATTAAATATGAAAACAACATTCCATAATTGTGATATAATCTGTACTCCAACGGTAAGGATTTGAAATACAAACATGGCATTTTCAGTCATTGTAATAATTTTTTCTAAATGAAGACGGCGGGCCATAAGAATACAAAATCCGGAACTATAAAATCCTAATTCACATATATTTGAGGTTACATCAACCAATTGATCCTTTGGAGTATTTAATGGAGATACAAACAGCATAAAATATACATGAATAGATACGAATATTATTAGAAGAATTGTTTGTACCATATCACCATCTGTACTATACGGAAAAGCATTCAACAAAATTGAAATCAATAAGACACGAAGAATAAAATAGGCTTTATAATAAGTTCTAATGTATTCAAATCGGTCATGAATCTTTATTACTTTTCCCCATTTATATACACCTTTCTGTGAATCATATCGTACAATCTTATCTTTGAATGTATATACTGGACCGCGAATTGTTTTAAAAAATATACCATACATATCCATAAGATGATGATCCTTACTCTTCCAATATCCCTTACTGGGTGATGCCAATATTGCTTGACGAACTAAGCGGATTATTCCGCCTTTTGTATATTCATGTTTGAATTCTACATATTTTAGGATTCTATAATTTATAATATACCTTTTTATAGCATATATACTAAGAATAATTAGCGGGATTGGTATTACACATAACATTCCAAATCCAGCAAATATACTTGCCGGTGTTCTTAGTAAAAATAGAGATGCTGCTATTTTTCCATAGGGAGATATGAGAAGCATTGCTATTGTCAATTCAATCTGCGGGAAAAGCATTATACCAATTATCTTTTTTTCCTTTTTTGACACCAAGTAATGTTGAGAACAATAATGTATTATAGATAATGGCAACAAGAATAGCAAAATAGAATATACAAAAAGAGAGCCAGCCTGTTCATATGGGTTTCGTGTTTCTTCTTGTAAAAGAAGACGACGACTATTCGTATTTTTAGGAAGTGAAAAATCTAAATTTATCCACCCTATACCGCTGGCAAGACCTTTTATCTTATCTGGCGTACCTCCAATTTGAAGATTCATTTTCATATTCATAGCCTGTACAGTAGCAATCATACTTACAATACCTGCTGGCGAGGGAACCGAAGAAGCGCCACCTATAGAGCCGCCAACCGAACCGGCTACACTGGATACGATAACCGAAGATACACTTGTTGCTACAACTGTAGTAATAGCCGTAGTCATAACTGTAGCAATTTGCTGAATAACTACTACATCCGAAATAGGCGAAGGAGGTGTTGGTGGCGGAGGACTTGGGGGAGGCGGTGAGGGTGGTGGAGGACTTGGTGGCGGAGGTGAGGGTGGAGGCGGTGAGGGTGGTGGAGGACTTGGTGGCGGAGGACTTGGTGGAGGCGGAGATGATGGGGAAGGGCTTGGCGGAGGTGAAGGTGGTGGAGGAGGAATCGCAAAGTCTTCTATAATGAATGGTTGAATACAAGATTCTGTACAACCATATATATTACAAGCATATACCTTCCAATAATATATAGAACTGGTAAGATTCGCAATATCTTGCGTATCTAAATATAGCTCATTGTTTTGATATACTATATATGCCAACAAATCATCTAATGATACATATAGCTTATAATAGTTTGCTCCATCTGAATTCCAAATGAAAGTAATAACACTATTTGCGGAAAATACCATATTGTAATATGGTGCTATGAGATTCGGTATTTTAGGCATTGTATTTGGAAGTAAAATAATATGATTATCATCAATTATATAATCATAAGTATAGCTATTCGTATTGACATTATAAGTAAAAGTATAAAGCGTTCCCGGAACCAGAGAAGCAGTACGGAATGAAATACAAATTCCATCCATACCACTATGGTTTTCAATACCGATTGTAGCAGTAGATCCAAATGACATATCCGAACCCATGAGTGTGATATATCTTAGTTGGATAGTACCATTGGCGTATAATATGGATTGAAATGTTCCCAATGGAATTTCTGTTCCATAAAAGCCGATATTTGTCCATTGAATAATCGCGTTAGATTCTGTTTTGTATATAAAAATGGTTTTACTATTTACAATTAAATCTGTCCAAAAAACTGCTATAAAATTATTTGGGACGGAGACGGAAGGTATAATCACATTGTTATAAATATTAGATATTGTTCCAAGTGTAATCAAACCATTTGTAGATACACCTATACTATTGTATGTATTTTGATAAAATGGAAACGAAAACGGTAAGGATACTTCCGTAGAAGTATCATCGCCATATAAATCTATAATGTCAGCATTGTAATACGGTGAATAAATACAGGTTCCGTTTATATCACTAACGAGATTTCGCGATTGACCGAATAAATATTTAGCATCTATTATTTTTGAATAAATAGAAAGGTAAATTGTAGTATATCTAAGAAATTTGTCAAAAAAACAGGTCATCTTGTATGGGGAACGACCCATCTATCTATTTTAAGTGTATAAATATACAAAATTGTTCATTTAATAAGTATTTACCGGTGGAGAACTAACATTTGTATTAACAATAACATTTAAGTCTTCCGCTCGTTTCGCTTTAAATTCTTCAAAATCAAGTACCTCTTTTTTTATACGAGTATTTGACTGTAATGTCGTAGTCTCGTTTGATGGTTGGGAGGACGACAATGATGTAGTGGAATCATCGTTGATGGATGCCCATGCATAATTACGATGACTATTTACCCCACCGTCTTCAATATATGAATAACTATCACCTGAAAGATTAGATATATTCATTGTAAATGCGCTAGGTTCGCCTGATTCCTGCGGCGTTTCCTTTCCTATTTGTTGCTGTTTGGCAACACCGGATACAAGAATACCCTTACCTGGTAAGAGTAAGTAATCAAATACTTGTTTTCCAAATAATAACTGTTTAGAAGGCATGATCATAAATGCCGGAACAGAATGTATTTGAGGAGGCACTTTCTTTCCATTCACACGCAATCCATCCACAGACACAAGAGTTATACATTTTACTTGAAGACGCTGTATCGTGTCAAGAAGCATTTTAGAATGATTACAATAGTCGCTATAAAAAAGAATCATTATGCGGCTTACTTAATGTTTATTACTGTTTAGTTGTAAGATTTTGCTTCGCATATTTATAACGCACATGGATTATTTTTGTTCTATTCACAAAATGGTATAAACATAAAATATGATGGATACTTACTCTTACAATATAATAGCAAACATAGCAAATAAATTATATAAATAATCATGTTTCAAAATCTTCGTATTGCCCCGCTTTTCGGGCGCGTTACCTTTGATATTCTAAATACGGATTTAGCGATCGTGAATTCTATTCGGCGTACAATCTTATCCGATATTCCTACCATTGGGTTTATCGGGGAAGGCGAAACAACCATTGATATCATTAAAAATACAGGACCTCTTCATAATGAGATTATGGCGCACCGAGTTGGTATGATACCTCTTCATATGACGGAAGAAGAAATAGATGGTTTTCAAGAGGGACTTTATGAATTCACGCTCTCTGTAGAAAACAAGAAAGACGTTACAATTGATGTGACTACACACGATTTCAAGGGCACAAGGGATGATAAAATGCTTACTGAAAAAGAACTGCGAACGATCTTTCCGGCAAATAAAATATCAAACAGCCCGGTTCTTATTACAAGGTTGAGATCAAGCGAATTACTTAATCTTATCGCCCGTCCCGTAAAATCAACTGCTAAAAATCATGCTTCCTTCTCTTCCGTATCTATGTGCTCCTTTCTGTTCATTCAAGATCCAGTGGAAGCGGAAAAAGCAGACGGGATTCTTAATAAGGAAAGAGCGTATATTAAAAATGAATATAATGAACCTATAGCAATTGAATTCTCCTTTGAAATAGAAAATGGAGGAGCAATGAAAGAAATAGAAGCTGCTAGATATATCTTTGTAAAAGCATTGGATAGTATTATTGGCAAATTGGATAAGGCGATTCAACACGAAGAAGAGTATGTTGTATGCAAGGAGATTGAAAATGGTTTTGAATTTACATTTGAAAACGAAGATGATACTCTGGGAAATTTACTACAATCTCTTATGTTCAATCGTCATGTGCGTGAAGGGCAGATGTTCCAAGATACAAAGATTTCCTATGTAGGTTATATTTGTCCTCATCCACTTGACCCGACGATGTTGTTGCGCGTAATGTTTGAAGATAAGACGATTAAACGAGATGTATCTTTTGCTTGGTCTCTGCTCATGGATAATTGCTCATGGATTCGTACAACCATGACAGGTGTATCAAACGAATGGTTGCGATTTATTCAAATGAATCAGGAAACAAAGAAGGGGAAAGTAGAAGAAAAAGAAAAAGAAAAAATAAAAACAAAGAAAGAAGCGCCTGTCAAGAAGGCATAATCATATAGATATGGGTAAATCAAAAATGTATTAAAATAATATCATAATGTAAGGATAAACGCTTCTTTTTATAGAATATGTCTGTACAACAAGATAACTGGGTATATCTTGATGAAGAACTTCCAGAAATATATATACGAGAGATCGTAAGCATAGAAGAGCTTTTGGAAAAAAATCCTAATTTTGTAGCACTTTCAGATGAAGAGATATATAACACATTGCTGCGAATGTTTGAAGAAAGACCTGCTATAGCAGATACATATTTTGATCTTCATAAAAATATTACGAATCCAACCGATCGTTTTGAACGATATTTTAAGCATATTATTTACAATGTAAATGCCAAACGAAAAGCATTTGATACAGAAGAAAGCGAACAAGAATATTTTAGTACTCTTGAAAATATAAAGAAGAATCCAAGTTATGGAATACGCGAACAAATAAAGGCAGAATTACATGAACCATTTGAAAAAATAGAGAGCATTGAAAATGAGAACAAAATAAATATTCCTCGTGGAAAGAGAATTCTTATTAATCTTACAAGCGAGGAGAGTGGTGAGAACAATGAAAATATACGTCTTGAAGCAGATAAAGAAAACTACAGTGTTCTATCTGGTAATTTCTATGAGGCGAACCATGTCAATAATATGTATATTCATGAACATATAGAAAAATCGTCTGTACGAACTTTGACAGACCGTGTTGTTAGTAAAAAAGATGTAGATAAATCTAAAATAATAGAATTAGCAGAAAAAGAAGGGAGTAATAAAACAGATTTAGATTATTTTACTATTTTTACAAAAACCATAGTACCGTCTTTCAAATATATTATCAACCAAATCAATCCAAAAAATACAAGTAATATCCATTCGCTTCGTATTCTTTTTGAATTGTATGGAAGGAATCTTGAAGATATAGATATAGATACATATTACGATTTATATGATACGATAAAGTCGCTTGATTATACCGATATAGACGAAGTGAAAGCAGAAGAAGCAGAGGAAGCAGAAGAGGTAAAAAAGGATAAGGAAGAAGAGGAAGAGAAGAAAAAGAAGGTTGTAAAGAAAGAGAAGAAGGGAGTAAAAGAAAAGGCTGAGAAGAAAGAAAAGAAAAAGAAGAAAGGAGGTAAAATTGAAATTGAGAAACGAGATATCAAAATAAGCGAGACTTCTTATGTGAAGCTTCATAAGCTATTTTGGGATAGTGTTATATCGCGCCTCAATGTGGCATCAGATGCTCCACTTTATTCGGAACTGATAAATAATGCCATTGCTATGGTATTGGCAAAGCCCTTTAAAACAGAATTATATATACCTCTATCTAAAAAACTACAAGGTTTGGAAAATGGATCATACAAATTGGACGAATTTATCAAAGATATCCAAATGTTAAGAAATCTGGATGAAAGGATGTTGCTTTCTGAATTTAGAGTCGCTGTACAGACATTGCAAGGGAGTGGTGAAACAAAAATATTTACAGATCTTGAAAATGCTATTATGAAAAAGAGCACATTTTCTGCCAAAACACTTGATCCAGAACAGGCATATGAACTATTTAATAGCGGTTCATTTGTAAAAGAATATACAGATAAAGATGAATTGAAAAAAGGATTTGAGCCGATTGACGAAACATTGGGAGCAGATATTGTAGGACATTTTGTTGTTGAAAGCGTAGACGCCTATGTTGAAAATAAACCAGAAAACGAGGACGATGTAGAATTAGAAGAAGAGGAAGATGAGCTCACCCTTGCCCTTGAAAAATATAATACCAGTCCTATGGGAAAAATATTAAGCAGTTTAAGTGAAATACTTACGCGGATACAACGACTTACAAATATGCCATGGAATCCTCATGAATTTATAAAAATGATGATACAACGCGCTCCTCCCATTATTGATATCGGTATTGCTATGTATGAGATTAATAACAATATTCGCAAGGATATTATTGATAAAATAACAGAGAGTTCCTTGGAAGAGGCGATCAAAATTCTTCCAATTGATCAACATACAATCATAAAAAGCGCATACCAAAAAGCTGGGATTAAACTAAAAGAACAGCGTAATAAATTATTCTTTATGTTTATTTCCTATTGGATCATTCATGTCCAGTCGTTAATGCTGGATGATATGTTTTTACTTCAAGAAATTACAAATGGTCCTTGTAAGAGCGAACTTACAGGTATAGGATTTCCAATTGAAGAAGGAAGAGAAGGTAAAAAAGGAGTTTTGAAATATTTCGTTTGTATATTACACGACGAAGGTCATGATATACCAAATATTCACGATCTCGTAGATGATTATTCAAATGATCAACTTATAGATATGATCAAAGTGGGTTTTATACACTTTACTCATGAAATAGATGCCATGAAGAAACAAGCATATAGGGAAGTTGTATATCAAGGAAAACTTATGGTAGATGAAGCAAATGAAGCATATGATACAATTATAAAACTGAAGAAACAAAAAATATTCACATCAAATGAACTTCTAAAACCTTACATCAAAAGCTTACAATTATTACCAAGCATTCTAAGAGATGTTAAGGAACGCCATAAACATATTCTTGGTTGCTGTTATACGCGTCTTGATTTAGACTATCTGGCAGCAAACAATCTTAGCAAACGGCTAATTGCTTCAAAAAACTTCTTCGCACGCGAGCGTATAGGACAAAAAAGACGCCCTGGTCTTATTTATTATGGTATTCCTATAATCAAAACGGAGTTCAAGAAATTGGAAAAGGATTTAGGAATGGAAAGCATCAAAGAAGAACCATTGGCAGCAGAACCAATAATAGATTGGAAAGAAAGCGTTGTAAAAATGCCATTTATTCCACAAAATATAAAAGATAAAATTATGAACATTGAGAATCGTCAAATTATTCAACAATTAGATGACGAATCAAATAGATATTTGGAAGCTTTGTATAAAACTACAAATACTCAAATGGATAAAAAGATGTTAAAAAATATGGAAGGCATGTCTATTCAAGAAATATTTGGATTATTTACTCAAGTATGTTTTGATTTCTATATGTATTCAAAAAATTTAAAAGAAGCTATATCCGGATCAATTGTAAATCCCAAAATGCTGTACGAAATAGAAACAAATCTTATAGATACGGAAGTTCAAAAGGCGAAAGACATAATGGATTTAATTAAAAGTTTAACTATACCTGAAAACGAAATAGGCGAACTGAAATCAATCGTACAGTATGTATTTTACCGAACATTATGCTTACCTGGTGATGTAGAACATAACAAAAAGACCATTACCATTAATAGGGTTGTAAAATCTAACTTTATAGAAGATACTGCTTCCTATATTGGTAAGGAACTAAAAAGACATATAGAGATGAGATCTACACCTTCCATGGAAGAGATCGAAAAGAAAATATCTGAAATACGAGAGAAAAATAAGATAGAATCTATCAAAAAATACGAGCTAAATCCAGAGCTGAACAAGATTATTAAACAGGCAAAATTACAAGGAATTCGTATTGATATAGAAAGTACAGGCGCTACTTTGGAAAACATTGTGGAAAATATTACAAATATGCAAACAGAAGATGAACGAGCAGATCTGGAAGGAGCACTTGAATTTGAAATGCGAACACAAGATCCTGACGAAGCCAATGTAGATAATTTCTATGATTGGTAAGAATCGTATTATAACACCTCTGTTGTTTGTTGTAAATATTTATTAATTTTTTCAACACGTTTATTATCACGTTCGCGTTTGTCAATCTCTATATTTACAACATTGTCATCAATCAATGTAGAAGGATTTGACGCTAAAGGGTCTGCATCATATGGTTGATACAGATTTTCTAAATCTGTTTTATCTGAATGTGAGACGGGAAATAGCCCAAATTTATCCTCAAATACAATGCCTACTATACCCATCTCTATAATGCCTTTTATTTTTTCATTCTCTACGACAATTTTAAACGACGTGTGTTTCGCGTGATTTTTTGCTTCACGGAATATGAGTACATCTACGGTGTAAAGAAAACGATTTGGTATGAATATACTTGATGACCACGATTTCCAATAATCATGTATTATTTGAAACGGAGCTGTTTTATCACCAGGAATATTAAAATTACCAGAAGAGTTAATTTTTTCCTCCAGCCATGGAACAATCAAATTATATCCAGAAGATATATCTTTTGGAGGAATATGAGATCTATCTACAGGAGTTTCGATTGTCCATTCGGCGCCATTCATCTGTATCATAGATCTAATAAATGTATGTGTAAGAGCGTTTAGAAATTCTTCATTACTAAGCTCATAATAGTACGTATTTGGATATTGAACAATATAATCAATAGGAAGACTATCTTGAATTTCTTGCCGATCCCATATATTATCTGTCGGATTTTTTTGAGCTAAAACTTCATTATCAGCTATTGGAATAGCAAAATATTCTCTATTTCTTACCATTAATAGTATAGATACTAATAATAAAAGTAATACAGTTAAAAGCGGGATATTACTCAATTTTTTCATAATTATTAATATATATTTGTCAGCACCTTACTATGTATCGGTATTTTAATTATTTTTATTATTTTTATTATTTTTATGATTGTTATTATAAAATTTGAAATAGAGAGAAAATGATAAATATTAAGTATTAAAAATGGCTCAAAATATACTCCATCCTCAAGCAGTAATTCCCTATTATTTAGAATATCTAGAAGAATCAAATATACTATTACAAAAAGTTGAAAGATATTCATGCGATTATGATATGTGTCGTAAAAAAATTATGAGCTATTGTGCTGACAACGGTATAGATTGTCCTAATATTCATGAGCTATGTATTCCACAGATGATGCTACTCATTATTCCAAGAGATAGGTGGAATACTCTTGTTGAAATGTTATTTAGAGGAATGGTCCCTCCGGTCTTCAAACATCCTGTATACAATACATATATGGTACAAATGATCCCTATGGATCAAATGACTGTACAGCAGAAAAATAGAGCATATGAATTAAGAGGACATATATCTGGTGCTATATGGACAATGTTAACTCGTGTTGAGAAAATGCGTGTATGTGAAGGTATTCGTGGTATGAAAATTAATATGAACAATTTGCTACTGTCATATAGATATTCTGTTCAAAAAGATGCCAATAATAAGGATGTTATCGTAGAAAACGACGGTAAAAAAAAGAGAGTGAATGAAGATAATGAGGAAGATACGGTATGTAGTAAAAATAACAAGCGAACACGAGATAAATAAATACGGTCTATGGAAAAATACGAAATTAAAATACTAAATACTAAATACTAAATACAAAATTCTCGTAAGAGATTTTTATATTTTTAGACGAGTTTCAATGTGGTTTGAAGACCTCTTGGACCTCTTTGTGTAATATCATTTGGAAAAACATAATCTGGTGAAGACAATTGAGGATATTTTTCAGGATTTTCTTTTTGATCTTTGCAACAGTCTTCTATGTTCTCATCGCAACCATAACAAAAAGGTGTAAATGGAAATTCGTCTTTATATTTTATGTATGCCTGCCTATTAATACCAACTGGGAACTCACAAGTACCATTTTGTGTACACCCGCCAAAACTATTTGGGTAATTTTTATTTGCTTTATAAAAAGGACATTCTTCATTTTCTGTACAAGGAATATCCCAATATGTTTGGTACTCTTTCGGTCTTCCCAATTGATCATACGATGAATTACAAAGGGCTCTATTCTCATTTGTTATATCCCCATAGCACCGATATGCTGGATCTGACATCTCCTTTGAAACAGTAAGTCGTGTTATAAATGTTTCCATATTTGGAGATGTTACTGGAGCATTCTTCGGTTCTCCAATGATAAATAGATTATGTGAAAACCATAAAAGATTTATAATTCCTTCTTTTTTATAGAGCGCCTTGGGTACTTTAATTGCTTTCCAATCATATACATCTTCCATATACGAATCTCGCATCGTTATGTAAGGATATGTAATTTTTACTCTGGATATATCCAGTTTATCAAAACCGGTTATATAAACTTCTTGTGAATATATTAGTTTTTCAAATTCGCTACCTTGTATTATATAGGCAAATATAATATCATATTCGTCTAATAAAAGCTTTTCAAGATTGTTCCACATTCTTTTGGGAATAAAATTTACATTAATAATTGGCTCTATATTTTGAACACGATATCCGTAAGCAATAGACTGTACGAGATGTTTTTCACATATATCAAATACTCCTATTTTTTTATTTACAATATCATAAGGTAAATTCATTTTATCTTTATTATCACGGTGTAATAGTCTAACAAAATATCCCTCCTTTTTTATTTTTGTATGTGTTCCTTTATTGCCGGACATGACTCTATTTAGATATATGTCGTCTATACAAAGTGTGGTACCCTGCCAATTGTTTGGAATATTTGTCCCCTTTTCCAGAACACCAACCATCGTTTCCATAAAATCAATATCTACTTCTTGAGATCTTTCATCAAGTATGGGCTTCATATTTGTTAGGCTTGTTGTAAGTACTTGTTTATTGATATCAATGGATATATCCTCAAATCTCTCTCTTCTATAATTTTTAAGCATATTTCTACCACGGTGTTGTGAATGATACATATAACGGTAAGGATGACGTTGTCTCTTATCCAATACAACAATCATTTTACGCTTATTATATCGCGAATCCATCCTAAATATAATTACAATTAATGCTATCATGACAAATAGCAAAGAAACGGTATATAATATATCCATTTTATCCATTTTATTTTTATGTATGATACAACGAAACGGTGGATACGATTACTCTACACATCACGAGTGAATATTTTTCTAGGACACATGTAGTGAATTAAATAATGATATCCCTAAACTTAACAAGACTACATGTGGCACTTTTGCTATATATAACTTTTATTATCATCCTATTATTGATAAGACCTGCTATTATGTTTACACACGACGGTCGTCTTAAAAGATGGGGTATGGACAATGATGAAAATACAAATATGTTCGCTTTTGGGTTTATTGTCCCTCTGGCAGGTATAATTATGTACATTATTGCCACTTGGCTTGATTTTGTTATGTACGAGCCTTAAATATATGAACGGATATTTGTAAAATTGAGAATTGAGAATTGAGAATTGAGAATTAAGAATAAAAATATAATATAATTTACAATGAAGAAAATGATAACAGATGATGTTAATCTATTTGGGAATACTTTTTATTTTGAGGAGATTTATAAATGGCTACACGACAGTATAGATAATCCTAAAAAAGAGCTAAACAATTCAGCATGTTTATTAATCATTGGTTCTCCAGGAGTTGGAAAAACATATGGTGTAGAAACAATATGCCAAAAAATTGGTATTACTATCAAAAAGATAGACAGTTCTACGTGTCATTCTACAAAAGAGATGGATGATCTTATTGTAAAGATGTCTTCTACAAATTTGGAAGATGTATTATTACAACAGATCAGAAAAAAGATCATCTTTATAGATGAATTTGAAATACTTATAAACAATGATCGCAATATGCCCTCTGTATTGTATAATCTTATAAATGCTACAAATAACAAAGCATTACCATATATTCCAATCATCATAGCATGTAATACAAATGTGGAGAAAAAGCTGGGCGATTTAAAACGATATTGTAAATCCATATATTTAAAAAAGCCATCTGATACGGATGTGATGTTAATGCTACTTGCTCATACGAAAAGGTGTAATATATCCATATCCGCAGAAATTCTTCTTGCCATTTCCGAAAGTGTAAATGGGAATATGTTACATGCTTTAAATTCACTTGAATATGAATTACTAAAGAAAAACCGTACTACTACTACCGACGAAACATATATCATAGACCGGATGCCTGATATTGATACTCTATATAACGATCCAAGTATTGAAATAGCGCATATGTTATTTGAAGAAGATCTATGGATGAATCCATTACGGTTTCATGAAAATCTTCCAGCAGAAATAGATATGCGTAAAGGTACAAAAGCGCAGAAGGGGAAAATATATTCTGAAATTTTAAAATGCATGACAGAATGGGATACGATGATCAATACATCTGTACATACATATACAAATACGGATGAAATAGGTAATTCTATATACACAGAGCATCTATGTAGGGCTCCTTGTTTTCTCCTTAAAAATTTAAAGAAAAAGAAAAATGGAAATGACACTTCTTTAGCCGATTTTACAAAGGCATTAAGTCAAATGTCACTTCATAAAAAAATGGAAAAACAGTCTTATCATGATAATTTTCCATGGAAACATGTTGGCAATTATTTCTATGCACTAAAGAAAATCATGAAAAATAAGAAGAATAAGAAATTTTCTTCCGTAGATACAGATAATAACACATGAACGCAGAACAAAGGTCTGATTTATCACCATCTATGTATGAATCATCCACAGGTTCTACAGTATCATCAGGTGTGATGGGTTTTTTAAAAAGTAAAAAAATAATGGTTGTTCTTGGTCTGATTATAACCGTTGTTGTAGGTTTTACGGTAGGATGGATTATATATCGTATTGTTCAGACAAAATCGATTGATCGTAAATCGTTTATTGTTCCGGAAACAGAGAATCCTGTTCTCGGTTCCGTTGTAACAAGGGGAAATGGTACAGATATTCCTGATGCATTGAACGGAAAACGATTCTCATTTTCATTCTGGATGTACATCCATAATCTTGACAAAAACTCTGGTATTATGAAGCATGTCCTCCACCGTGGCGACGAGAAAGATGCTATGTCTGGATCACCCACAGTATTCATGGATCCTTCTATTAATAAACTATACATAGCGTTTGATACAATAGACAGCAAGTCAGTACAAGAAACAGATAAGACAGAACTTGCCAATGAAACCAATTTTGTAAAACTACAATATGCTTCTGCTATGCGAGGTATAACAGTGGATTATGTACCTATTCAAAGGTGGGTACATATAGGTGTTGTTGTAAATGAAAATGTAAATGGAGGAAGCATAGCATCTTATGTAGACGGCGAGCTTGTAAAAACAAGTACGACAAACAAAAAAGTAACTGTAACTGGAACTCTACCTGTCTCGAGCACGGATGCCACAATTCAAACATTTGAAGTAACACCAAAGCTAACAAATATGTCGCTTGACCGAAAGGGCAATGTGTATGTAGGTGGATCAAGCGAAAGTTCAACAGGAGTAGGATTCTCTGGTCTTGTTTCCCTCGTACAATTCTTTAATTATGATCTTAATGTGCAGGATATGTACAATATATACACGCAGGGTCCAATCTATCTTACCGCCGCCGGAAAGTTTGCCAATACGATTGGAATTGGAAGTATGACAAATCAATACGGTGTTCGTAATCCCGTATATCGAAAACCTGAAATTTTTGGTTAATACAATAAATCTCTTAACATATTTTCTTGAATCATTCTATTTGGTAATTCCACTGTATTAAATTCATAACATTCGAGATCTAATTCATATCTATCATTTGCTATTTCAGTTATCGTCTTATTATAAACAATAAGCATATCAAAATAGTGAATATTACATAATTTTTCTAAATAGTTATACGGAATTGCTTCAATATTCATAGATACTTTGCTATTATTTATTTTATATTTGGATACATCTATATCGTTTATATTGTCGAGTATAGCACTCTTGTGATTAATAAAATCAATATCTCTTGTAAATCGTAATAATTTTCCTTGTGTGTTTTCCATCGTCTTTACAACATCTATCGCGTCCTGTTGGTAAACAAAAAGCAGTAAATTTGTTTTTGTACACGAAGTATCTATATCTAAATTATTTTGCCTTACTCGTTTATGAAATCCCATCATCGTATTTTGAGAAGAAAGAGTATATAATGAACTACTTGATATACTGGACGGAATACGGTTTCCTTTTATATTAATAACGGTTGTAATACGCATATATATATATATTTATTATTAAGATAAAGTAATGTTTTCTTTATGTTAATATAGATATATTGAATGGCTATTCTTGGTACAACCTTACAGATATTAGCGGCTATTGCTGTTGTGCTTATCTTATTCATATTGGCATACTATGTATTTAATCGCGAAGCTCTTAATTCGCTCAGGCAAAATAACAAACTACAGAATCGCCTGGATATATTCAAGGGCGTAAAAGATATGGCAATTTCAAATAAAGAAACGTATAGTACAACAATAGACAATGGAGGCCTTTATATGGATCTGCGACCTTCTGTGAACCAGTCTGGTGGCATTGAATTTTCATATAATTTCTGGATCTATCAAGATCCAGGGTTCTATACAGATACGGATACTACGACAACACCGGATACAGGACTGAGTACACAGGATGTTGTTTTGCTCTTGCGTGGTACGGATAAGGTTGTAAAATATAAAAATATTTGTAATAGTGATAAACACGATGTTTATGTAAAATGTCCCCTTATAAAATTGGAAAATAAAGGCGATTCACTTACCGTAGAATTTAATACACAAGCCTCTCCTGATATTGTTCATGAAGGATCAAAAAATCGCTGTGATGTGGGAAACAAAGATTGGGATGAAGCAAACTCATACAAGGTGTCGGTTAGAGGCTTTAAGAGCAGACCGAATTTTAATAAGAAATGGTTTATGGTAACGGTCGTTATTCAGGATACCTATCCAACTGATTCTCTTCCAATACGAAATAAGACACGTGTACATATATACATAAATGGTGTTCTTGAATTAGACCAATATGTAGATAGTAAATTAGATCAAACGGACGTAACTCCATCTATATTAAAACCAAACAATGGAAACCTATATGTATTTCCCCAGTTAAATTGGACAAAAGATGGAACTGCTAATACAACAAAAGTAGCTTCAAACACACAAGTTCAAAAGATGATGATGGCAGATTTATCCTATTTTAACTATGTATTAAATACACGAAATATCGTTTCAATGTATCAAGCTGGATTTAGTAAAAATTATGCTACACCTCCGTCGGGGACATCTTTACTAAGTTATCTATACGATCTTTCATCTACAAATGGTACTAAGAGACAACTTACATCAACTTAAGTAAAAGTAAAAATAAAAGTATAATAAGCAATTATTACATATATATTTATATATAATCTAAAAATGAAAATTCTATTTTTTGGATCACGCGGATGGATAGCATCATACTTCCTACCGCTATTACAAACAAATCAACACGAGATCCTATGTCCCGATGTGAGAGCAGATGACACGGAAGCTGTGGAAAAGCTATTAGATTCTGTCAAACCCGATCGCGTCATTTCCTTTATTGGTCGTACGCATGGTGAGGGTATCAATACAATTGATTATCTTGAACAGCCTGGAAAACTGGTAGAAAATGTAAAAGACAATCTATATGCCCCTATCTCACTTGCTATGCTATGTAAGGAACGCGGGATTCATTTTACCTATCTGGGAACGGGCTGTATCTTTAGCAGTAATCCAGAAGAGAACAAATATACAGAAGACGCTAAGCCTGATTTCTTCGGTTCATCTTATTCCGTTGTCAAGGGCTTTACAGATCGTCTTATGAAACTTGTAAAAAGCAACACGCTGAATGTAAGGATCCGTATGCCTATTACGGATGATATGGCGCCGCGTAATTTTATTACAAAGATTGTGGAATATGAAAAGATTTGTAGTATACCGAATACGATGACTGTTCTGCCCACATTGTTGCCAGTGCTTCTTGATATGATAGAAAAGGGAACGACGGGAACAATTAATCTCGCGAACCCAGGCATTATGGAACATAACGAAATACTTTCGCTCTATAGGGATATTGTTGATCCAACAAAAACTTGGAAAAATTTTACAATTGACGAGCAAGATGCTATACTTAAAAGTAAAAGATCTAATAATCAATTGGATTCATCCTTCCTACAAAGTATGTATCCTGATATTCCATGCTTGTATGACGATGTAAAGGCATGTATTGAAAAAATAGCAACTCTAAAAAGAGAACAAAAATAACTATTATTTTTATTTTGATATTTATTTTTTTACTTGTATTTATCATAATTGTCGTCATATTCGTCATCCTCGTCATCCTCGTCATCCTCGTCGTAATTTTTAATTACCATATAATTACTATTATAATTAATACTAACTCCGTCTCCCTGTGATGATTTTATAAGAGAATATTCATCATATACACCGTTATAGATTACAAAGAATTCGTGTAAATATTCATATTTTTGATTGTATTGGATGCTCTTCACTGGTACAGGATCAATACCTTCGGATACATAGGTATTAAATAGTGTTTTACCCGAAGACGCCTCTGAAATTCTATCAAAGAAACCAGTTTCGTGTTCCGTTATATTAGAAATATACGATCTTTTTTTATTCACATCAAAATCAATACAGTATCTTCTACAATTAATACAGTCGCGGAAGATAAACTCTTTTGTATATACAAGCTCATCATCTTTGTTATTATCTACCGGAGAGTAGAATGTTCTTATCACCGCAATACAGTCTGTATTATTCTTCATATTATCAAGTATTAATAATTTAACAGCTGAGATTATTCATTTTTTTATTTTAAGGTTGATATAAGCCGAAAATGTCTAATATCTCATTAGAGTAGTAACCAAACAACACAATGCCTGGAGGACTAATGCAACTTGTTGCCAGAGGGCAACAAGATATATATCTTACGGGTTCTGCTAAATTAAGCTATTTCCAATTCGTATATCGTAAGCATACCAATTTTGCTATGGAGTCTGTACATCAAACATTTCTAACTAAACCCGTCCTTGACAAGTCATCTCATACAATTGCAACTTGTAGAATTGGTCGTATAGCAGATCTGTTGTACGATGTATTTTTCGCATTTCAATTGCCTGCCATATATTCTGATGGAAATCTTCGCTTCAAATGGATTGATAAGGTTGCCAATTATATGATATATTCTGCTTCTGTGAGAGTTGATACAAATCTTATAGATATTCAATACGGTGAGTGGCTTGATATATGGAATGAATTAACTCTTACGACGAGTAAGCGTACTGCTTATGATAAAATGACCGGAAATACTTATGAATTTACAAATCCTACTGCTCTTAATAATCGTATCGTAATTGAAAATAATTGGTTAGATTATCAATACTATCCGGCATATACAGTCGTGAATGGTGTAGCTACACCGTCCATACCGTCGAAGCGATTCTTTATGCCGTTAAATTTTTGGTTTACAAAAAATCCGGGTTTGGCACTGCCTCTCGTAGCATTGCAATATCAGAATGTTGAAATTTCACTTGAGTTTAGAGGCATAGAAGATCTATATCAGGTTTATGATACAGAGAGTGGTATATACTATAGTCCATCTAAATATAGAGCTTTGTATCCTAATGCGGATGTATCTATTGGGCGATTCTTAGTTCCGGGTGGTGGCGGACCCAATGCTCTTATTGATATTGACGGATATCTTGACTGTAATTATATATTTTTAGATGACGACGAACGCCGTCAGGTGGCGGCAACTTCAACCGATTATCTTGTAGAACGCGTATATCGCATGGAAACATCCGGTTTTACAACGGTAGGTGTAATGGATCTTATTATACAAAATCCTATAAAGGAGATCATATGGATCTTGCGTAGAAATGATGTTAATGATTACAATGAATGGACCAATTTTACATTTAATATGCCTTATGATGCCTCCCAGACAACACAAATTATCTTGAAAACTGCGAAAGTCATGTGGAATGGTCTTGATCGTTTTGAGGAAAAGTCGTATGAATATTTTAATCAAATGCAACCTTACCAATATCATACCAATAGTCCTCGGGACGGTGTTCAAGTATACAGTTTTTCCCTATATCCCGAAAAAAATCAACCAAGTGGTACATTTAATGCATCTATGATTAACAAAATACAACTATATCTTACCATGAATATGCCTACGGATACAAATATTGAATATCAGTCGGTGGCATATGCTACTTATTACAATATTTTCAGAGTAATGTCAGGTATGGGAGCTATGGTATTTGTTAATTAATATGGCTACATGTTCGTGTGTTAAAAATAATATTATTATTGTTTATTGTATTTGTTCTTAATTTTTGTTGTAAAAACACATATCGTTTTACTTGTCACAAGATCATATAATCAATGGCATAATGTCGTTTTCAATACATTCGTTTGTAGGCAATGACTGTATATATAGCCAGAATGCCCTTTTTAAATTACGATGTTGTTTTTTAAGATCATCTACCTTATCATAAATGGTGGTATTATTTATAGTGTCATCCCTTTTTGTTATACCTGAAAAACACATACCAGCAGTATATCGTTTCTTTTGTACCCCCATATCCAATAATATAGGCTCTAACTTTTCCTTAAAATCTGGTATAGCAGTTTTTATATCATTTATAATAACTTTTATAAGGATACGATCTTTTTCCCGCCCCGTAATCGTATAGTATTCTGAAATATGTTCCCTTATCTTTTCTTCAGGTGTTCCATTAAGGCCCCAATGTACTTTTTTAATTACACTTAAAGACGGTATACATTCTATATACCCTTCTACATTGGAAAGGGTACTTGTTTTACTTTTATTAGATACATAATGAATATTCGTAAGATTATTGACACGGTCCGCAAATATTATTACCAGACTGCCGTCCGTTTTTCGGTCTGTCATTATACATATACTACTATGTCTAACAGGTTGTATTGGGACATAGGAAACTTCTAATAATTCACCATACCAATTATTTTTTTTAGTAATTATCTTACCGTCACTCGTAAGCCATAGAGATGGATATTCATCATTTGTGATATAGCGAATTGATAAAATGTCTTGTTTTACTTCTATTAATTCAAACAGTACCCCTTGTCGTTTTACAGAAATAGGGTATGTTTGCATAGTAATATTTGTATGACTCGTAAGTGGTTGCTGTTCGATCTTGTGAAGAATATCAGATAATGATTCTACAGATTTACTAGTTCTTCTCATTGTATTTATACTATTTGTACTATTTGTACTATTTATTATGCTACGATTATATGTTATGCTTTATTACCATATTCTGCTTTAAATAGTTCTACAGCATTATTGATTGTTTCTAAAAATGATGCATTATTACATTATGAATGATAAAAATGTAAAAATAGGCATATAGGCCCTCCTTTTCATTTTTAATCGGTAATTTACTATTAAATTAGATTTAAAGTAGCCTCGTATAAACAATTACAAAGTTTACAAAGTTGAGTTACCACCAAGGTTTTTTTATTTAATAGTAAATTATCAATTAAAATAGAGTGATTTACCCTCTTATTACTAAAAATAATGAATTATTACATTTATATTATAAAACAATTATTATAATAAATTATAATATGAATATATAAATATCATTATTATTGTTAAAATATTAACATTTTAGGTATAAAAAAGATTTAATTGAACATTTACCGAATAAAATGAGTTAAATTAGACTCCTATAAACAATTACAAAGTTTACAAAGTTGAGTTACCACCAAGGTTTTTCCATTTTAATTATAAAGTACCGATTAAAAAATGTTGATTTACCCTCTTATTTCTAAAAATATAGAAATATTACATTTATATTATAAAAAATTTATTGTAAAAAATTATAGTATGAATATATAAATATCATTATTATTGTTAAAATTTGACATTTTAGGTATAAAAAAGATTTAATTGAACATTTACCGAATAAATTGATAAAAATACCCTCTAACAGTACAAACCCTCTAAAGGCAAGATGTCTGAAATGCCCTAATATAGCCTATATAGCTAATTTAATGATAATTAATCGGTAATTTGCGATTAAATTGAAATAAAAATGAGTTTTACATTGCTTTATGTAAAATTATGTCGTTTTTATGTTTAAAAATGAAAAGCCGGAATTTACATTCAACAGCATTGAAAAATTTCAACATTTTATGAAAGTTTTTGAAAGTTTTTGAAATTTTTTAAAATTATGGAAATAAAAAGGCGTTTTTTTTCAATGCTGTTGAATGTAAATCTCAAGCTTTTTACTTTAAGCATAAAACAATGTAATTTTTTCATTGTTTTGTGTAATTTAAATTAATTTTAGATACTAAATTATCAATTAAAATTCTCAATTTAATCGCAAAATAGGTACCTATAATTTACCGGTCAAACCACCTTTTATGAGTCTCCCTCCCTTCTCCTCTCCCCCCCCGCTGTTTTTGGGGAGAGGGATAAGTGACTCAAATAGAGATAGAGAAAATATTTTACCGTACGCTTGAATATATATCATCTCTCTTAAATACAGATATATACCGTAGAACCTATGAACCTTGTCGCAGTTATCGTAATCATTTTACTTATAGCGCTTCTATATAAGCTTACCTCAACCTATGACAAATTATCCAAAGAACTACGCGAGATCCGTGTGAAATGTGTAGCTCCGGCGTCTTCCTTACCGATTGCCGCATAGAAAATCGTACCCTTACTATAGAGTATGGGTATAGACCTTCCCTATGTATTTGTCATTGATATTGACGGGACACTAATAGGCAATTGTTCCTATCAGACACAACAGTACAGTCTTCTTACAATATTGAAAAAAATGGGCTACAGAGTGCCGTCTATTTCAACTTGTTCACGGGCGTATAGTCCGGATCAAAGTCTTGTTCGTCCAGGCGTAGCAAGCTTTGTTCATGCCATGAAAAAAATATATAACAACGTCCATTTCTTTGTATATACGGCAAGTCATAAAGACTGGGCTCATCAGGAAATTTCATGGATTGAAAAACAACACAATATCAAGTTCAACCGACCCCTTTTTACACGACCGGACTGTGTAGTAGATGGAGCAGGCAATTATCGCAAATCGCTACATAAGATTATGCCTCGTATTATGAGGGCGATTACTGTAAAAGGAACAAAACCTTATTCGCGTCAGGAACAGGCTTATATTTTAGAAAATCAGTTAATGATTATAGACAACAATGCCGTATTTTTAGATAGAACCGATCGTCTGTTGCTATGCCCAGACTACAATTTCACATTGTTTGAACCGTTGTTAGATTTAATACCAGCAGATGCTATGTCAAATCCATCTATCCAACAACATATACTTTCACTCGTGAATCAAAGTCTTATTTGTCCAGTAAAGCAACAAAGTACAGACCGGACAGAAGTGTTAGCAAACCAATATGTATGGCTTGCCAAACACTGTCGTAATATAGCCGAACTAAATGCTATGTACAAAACAGATGATTTTTGGCTTTATATAACCAAGATTATTCTTAAAAATAATATTCGCACCTATAGTCCCGCAATTATACAGCAGATACAGAAGGGTATTTGGAATAATATGAAGCGTAAACGATTAGGAAATTCATCACAAAATAATGCTCACTAAATTTTTAGAACCCAAAAGAGGTGTTTTGGGTTCTAAAAACTATCCATCTTCTTTTTATTCAAAAATGACAAAGACAAATAAGAATATAACAAAAATCACTATATATTAGGATCCATCATGCCTGTAATAATATCATTTGACATAGGTATCCGTAATCTGGCATGTTGTTCGTTACGAACAGAGCAGGTCAGTGATGCTATTCATAATACGCCTCTTACGGAGATTATGGTTTGGGATATTATTCAATTACAGACACCAGATGAGAAGAAGCGCCCTACGATAGAGGAATTAACCCTTCGCGTATATGCTCATATGGATGAGCTCATAGACAATCTTCGTACCAAGTTCCAAGTTGAACAAATTGATTATGTGCTCATAGAGAACCAGCCATCCCATTTGAACGGAACAATGAAGTCCGTACAGATGGCGATTTATAACTATTTTATGTTGCGACGACACTGGGAAGGTATTATAACCTCTGTATATATGATTAATGCCTCCCTAAAGCTTCAAGGACACGGAGAATACGCCGAAAATTTACGCAAGAACGCGCCTGTATATAGTAAGCCATATCAAGTAAATAAATGGTTAGCAGTTCAATTATGTAAGCATTATATATCGCATGACACCGCGATTCAACACCATTTCAATTGTCATCGCAAAGGGGATGATCTGGCAGATAGTATTCTTCAGGCCGTCAGCTGGGCAAGAAAGAATATGATCCTAATAAGCCCCTTTACTATGAACATATAGATCGCGTTTAAGGTTTAAAGGTAAATATACATTTCATGATATAAGAGAAGTATGATGCAAGGACCCTCTATTTTGCTTCGCAGCGATGACGAAGACGATGTACTCGAGATTGGCGCGAATGATAACTCCCGCCCTTTCCGTATTCCTGATAACGGAATGCAACAAATGCCACAGATGCCACAGATGCCGCGACCATTCAACAATTCATCCGCCATGTCAAACCAACAAGGATTTGGTGGAGTAGACCCATTGATTAATATGCGTAAAGTTTCAAGCGATGTTATATCACGATCAAGTGGACAAGATAGCCGAGATGGAACAGATTATACGGAGAGCGAAGCAGATGATACAGAAAGCTATGTTTCTGACAATGCTCCTATACAACCTCGTATGAATACAAATACAAATATGAACCGAAATGGAGGAGCATACGCAGATCCTACAGCAGCTCGTATGGTTTCTGAGCGTGGTCGTATGGAGGCAGAGATGAATGAGAAGCGCGAGATCCTCTATCAATTGGAACGTCTGGAAAGCAAAGGATATAGGCTTCCTCGTAAATTTAGTGTTCAATCCGATCTGGAAGAAATGCGTGCCGAATATCATCGTATTCTGCGTGAAAAAGAAGTAGATGCCAGTGTGCGTTTCCAGCGCAAAATGATGATGGCTCTTGTTACGGGTATTGAGTTCCTAAATACACGCTTTGATCCTTTTGAAGTAAAGCTGGATGGTTGGAGCGAACAGGTTCATGAGAGCATTAACGATTATGATGACATTTTTGAAGAACTTCATGACAAATACAAGGGTGCTGGTAAGAAGATGGCGCCTGAATTGCGACTAATGATGTCTCTTTCAGGCTCCGCATTCATGTTCCATCTTACAAACAGTATGTTCAAGAAAACGCCCCTGCCTGGTGTAGAGGAAGTATTGCGTGCTAATCCTGATCTAATGAAGCAGTTCCAGCAAGCCTCTGTAAATCAACTTGGTAAGAATATGTTTGGCGGCGGACAAGCCTCGCAAGAACCTCAACAAGGCGGTATGAGCGGCCTATTTGGTATGATGTCAAATCTAATGGGTAGTGGCAATCCAAAAATGCCTCCCCCACCTAATATGACTACCAAGCGCCCTTCGCCTCCTCAACAGCGTGGCAATGATGTTGATATAGAGACCATTATCAGGGACATTCACGATGATATTGAAGATGTTAGTACCGGATATAATATGAACCAGAACCGTATTGAGACGATTTCATTAGATGACGATGACGAGATTGCCAGTATTTTGGAAAGTGTTACATCCGATGTAATGAACTCTAAAAGGCAAACCGCGAGCAAAAAACAGACCGGTGGCAGGCGCACATTGAACCTGTAAAATAAATACAATTAATATTTGAATACAAAAATAAATTATGATTTATGATTTATAATTTTTTAGAGTTGATTATAATAATTTAACTCCTTGAAAGAGATCGTAGCTCCCGGCGAAGGACACCTGGAACACGGCGGGCGGACTTGATGGGGTTGGAGACGGCTTCAACCACGGAAGGAGATGTTCGCGATATCTGTTTCACTCCGCCAGTAACCAGACCGATGGTAGTAATGGCCAAAATAGCGATTAGAGGGACGACAACAATTACACCCAAGATTACCAATTCCGCGATAGACCAAACATAGAGTGCTGTTCGTCGACCATCCTCGGAGCACATGCACTTCGCCTTCATCAGGTAGCGAACATACATGAGGGCATATACGAAGAACACCACACTGGCAACGGTGAACAGGAAGGCCAGAGCGGCATAGATAAAGGCACCCGTCATACCGAACATCTTTCCAGCCTTGCTGGCGGGGAATACCATCATCAGCAACAGGAAGACGATGGCGAAGATGATGTATCCCTTGATGAAATTACGGTAAGGATGTTCCGCGCACTTACAGTCTATCTGTTCAAGTTTGGCTATGTAGGTATAAGAAACAACCAAAAGGATAAGGCCGAGTATGCTTAGCAGCCATCCAACGATATTTGATACAGTCTCAATCATATTTATACGATGTTCTAAATAAGCAATATATATTTTTGTTTTTACATCTTTGTTTTTATTATTTATAGGACTTTCTTAGGACGTCCTCTTCCCCTCTTTACAACTACATTTGCGCCTTGCTCTTGAGCCAAACGTGCCCTCTCAAATTCCTCAGGTGTTCTATCTACCGGTTTAATATATGGAATTTTAAGGAATTCAAATATATCTTTTTCAGTCAGCAATTCGGGAATAGCAGACGGTTTTGGTTCAACATCTGATACGATTATCATACGGTGTTCATTGAGACTGTACCCTTTTTCCAAAGCATATTGGCGCATTACCACATTGAATGGACCGGATCCTGTAAAGTATAATAGAGCATAACTATATTCGTCCTCCGGTGTAAGAAGCAAATCCAACCGCCTCGCCTTACCATTACCGATCTTCACGATGGCCATACATTTTTTTGCCCCTTTTGCCAATATATCCAAGATATAGCCTTCGCTTTTTAATTGATCAACCACTCCTTTGAATAATTCGCCGGCTGTTTTTGCCGAAATGTTCTTTGGAAGCTTCAATATGACATCAATGTCGCCACTGTTTGCTAGTTCACGACGATAACTTCCTACAATCATGGCATCAAATTCGTGGCTCACTTCGCGGATATTGTGTAAAAGTAGTTTTTCATGTTCCATCATTTCTGTTCGCGGAATCCTTTCCAATATATCTTCGTAATATTTTAGCCCAAGTACTTGAACGTCATTCAAGATTGAATGGTCTGCCTCATACTTTTGTCGTAGATCATCAATGGAGCGTATTTTATGCTTTGAAACAAGCTCACGTGCCTTGGTAGGTCCAATACCGTGAATACCGATTAATTCATCAAGTATATTAAATTGTCGTTCTTCGCGAACTACTTTCGCAGCCATCAGCTCTCCACTTTCAAGAATCTCTTTTATCTTTGTATTTATTTTTGCTCCAATGCCCGGAATTCCATTTACATCTTCTATTGTACGAATGGCACCAGGATGCGCTTTCAATTCACTGATCACTTTAGCATATGCCCGTGCTTTAAAGGGCTGTTTATCTTGCGTCTCTTTTTTTCGCATTGTATCCAATTCGGATATAATCTTGTCTTTGTAGTCCATTTCGTCTTGAATGTTTAGTATATAAATTACTTATATAAATATTTGTTTTTATTTTTATTATTTATCATTTTTTTACACCCCGTATGTTCTTTCTTTGATATTTCGGCTTTTGGCTCTGGTTTTTATTAACAATGTCAAGAATATCCATAATTTTAAATCTTGATGAAGCAAGTAGTGTATCTTTTTTAATATCCCAATTACAAAAGTAATCTAATATACTTGGAATAATTAAAAGGCCTCCATTTATATGTTTGTATATGGATTGTACAGAGCAAAGCATGATGTCAAGATATATTTCCAATAACTTACCATTATTCCAATGTTCGTCGCATGCTTTTGCTAAAACAGTAAATAATAATTCCAAATCATCATTTGATCCAAACATTTTACACGAAATCAATCGTATATAGAAAACAATAAGCGATTTCGTATTCTTTTTCCATTTTGTATATTCGCATAATCCGTCGGATGTTTCATTGTTATGATCTGCTGATTCAAGACCTTCTAGTATATTATCTGTAATCCTATATTTTTCTTCCTTTATAAAATTATGAAAATGTTGTTCTAAGAATACTTTTGATTGATCAGGAGATATAGCCATAATTTCACCGATCACTTCGGTGTATAGATCATGATAAGTAGGCTGTACTTGAAATAAAAAGATCATTTGATCCATATAAATATTGATATTTTCTGGTATTAGAGATTTAATAAAGTTTGAGAGAATTTCATCTTTATTAAGAAGCGACAGTTTGTTCATAAAGGCTACAAAATTCTTACGAGCTTTACCTTCTGTATTTGTGAAAAGAGGACCAATCCGTGGGCGCATGCTTTTAGTAGCAGGATATTCGTCTGGAGGCTTCGTTTCATGATGATTTTTTCTTACATTAGGATGATCTCCCCTTTCAGTTATATTTCTTCCACCGCGTCCACCGTTTCTTCCATGCCCGCCATGCCGGTTGTTTGTATGGTTATTTATTTTTACATTAAAGCACGAATAGGTACTTTTGATTTGCTCAACTTTTTGGATATAAATAGACGGAATAGGTACATTTTGTAAATTTATCCACCTATTTTTAAATTCCACCTCACCTATTACGATAAGATCGTCTTGTTCTGTTTCTGCCTGATCCATATCGTCTTATCTATAGCAACCATGAAATACATATGTATACCAATGCTTAAGCAAATGTTTATCAATCAACTGATTTAAACCAGAACCAATTTTGTAAAATACTATACCTTATGACAATATCACAAGCATCTATTAATACGATTATGATACTTGAAGAGACAATTCATACTCGTTGGGTAAATAGAGTGCTCATACTATGTTCTGACAATGATCAGTGCAATGATATTCATCATGTTCTTTCGTTGCTTGATTATTCTGTAGAATTAATTGTGTTAAACGATGTCTATGATGAAAGAAAGAGATATTATTCTTCTATAGAAAAATTACGCAACGGAACATCCAAAGTATTAGTGACAACACCAGATACAATGTCTATTATCCAAAAAAATATGGACACATTTTTACATTTTGATGTGGTATTATAGAGACTATTTCAATAGTATAATTATTATATTTGATATAATTAGAAAATGCCTTCTAAGTCTTATTCGTCATCTATATCTGCTATTACTTCTAAAACCGGTGGTAAGGGATATAAATGGATCTTTATCGGTCTGCTCGTAATCCTTACTGTAGTATTCTTGGTCGCTTTCATGCGATCCAGGAAAGAAGGCTTTGAAAACGGTGCTGGTAATGTTATGTACTTTTACATGCCCGAATGTGGACACTGTAAGAAGTTTAACCCTGAATGGGAAAAGTTGCAAAAGATGGTAGACAATGAACGTGCTCCTCTTACTCTTAACAAAGTAGATGGAACAGATGATGCAAATAAAGACCTTGTAAACCAATACAATGTGAAGGGATTTCCCACTATCATCATAGAGTTTGGAAATAAGTCAACGGTTTATGACGGTGAACGCACAGCTGATGCCGTATTTAAATGGGCATCAGGTATCGTAGGTGCTAAATAAATTTAGATTTTAATTTCCTCTTTTTTCTTTTTTATAAAATTATACATCGTGGTATATCCATATGCAATGGAATTATCTATATCGTCATCTGTTACTTCAATTTTGATTGTACCGTCATCGTATGTATCTAATTTTACAAACGGTAATGGTGTCTTGTCAAGCATTACCGCTTCATAACTGGTACACATGTGTTTTAGCTTTTCTATATTGAATGAATTATTAATCATTACTTGCAATACGATAGATATATAGGAAATAAAGTTATCTGGTTTGAGGTCAAAAGGAATAATAGGAGAAGCTACGACAATAAGTATCCGATTTTGTCCTGATTTTCTAAATCCTGCTACAGGATTGTTATCTGTTATCCCACCATCTATGTACTTTTCACCATTAATATTTACAGGTGCCATCATGATTGGTACGCTCATAGATGCTTGTATAGCATCAAATATACATACATCTGGTGTATTATCAACATTAAAATAAACCGGCATACGCGTATCAATATTGGTAGCACAAATTACAATATTTACCCCCGTCTTTTTTACAAAATCCCTAAAATTTATGGTTTCTTCTGTCCATCCATATTTCTTTTTCATAAAATGTTTAATCGGTTTTATCATTCGTTTACCATTATCAAGACCATATGTGTCTGTGATAGACATAATAGAATCAAGCATGGAAAATGATATATTTTCATCTTCTTTAAAGAATGCTTTCAAATAAGATTCAATCTCGTCTGGCATGATATTCATAGCAAAAAGACACGCTACAAATGCTCCTATGGAAGATCCGGATACTTCACGCACATATTTATGGTAGTCATTTTCTTGTAAATACCTTATTATTCCAAGATAAGATAACCCGGATAATCCGCCTCCTGTAAATACTATGTGCGAGTACATGCTCAAAAAGTATATGCCTGTAAAGTAAGAGCAAGAATCCTTTAATTACAATGGCGTTAGTTGAATATAAGAGACCAAATATTAGCCTTACAGAGCTTTATGATATGAGAAAGAAAAAGGATATTAACCGAACAAAGAGTTTTGATCACATTATAGAGCTATGTCATAGAAAAATAAGAAACATAGCGACTTATGGAGGCATGAATTGTTTCTATGAAATTCCAGGAATCATCATTGGATTCCCGTTGTATAATCTTGCGGATTGTACGCAATATATTATAGATAAAATTAGAGGAACTGGATTCCTCGTTCAATTGCTTCCACCGCCCCATATCAGTGTGATCTATATCTCTTGGGATCCGCAAGAAATAAAACCGAAACGACACGCCCTTACAGGACCTTCAAACAACAAACCCAACATTATTCGCACAAGAGGAAATGTTCAAGAAACAAAAATGATAACGGCGGATACAAGCGTAAAACCGCGCTTAACGAACCCTTTAAAGGAACGATTCCGTATATTTTAATCGGGACGGATAAACATTCGTATCCAGATCGCGAATGAATTATTTTTTAATGATTTCTTTGAGCTCCTTCATGAATGGCTCAAGAATTTCCATCGTATGTCTCATACCGAGCATAACACCCATTTTGAATAATTGATCAATAAGGAATATAATCAAAACACCGGCAAGTATGAAAAGAGCAAGATCCCAACCGTAAGATTCCGTATTCATTACGGATACAGATAAACTTCGGTTATATTTGTCCGAACCGGATAATTTTTCAGGAGCAAGAGGCTTTTGAATGCTGTGTTCGGAGAATCGTTTTAGGGTTCGCTGGAGTGGAGACGAATCTACATCATAAATGTCATCCGTTGGTTTGGCATCCGGATTCATAGGGAACCGTTTCGGTATATTTGTAGCCTCTGAATTCTTCAAATATTGTTCAAGATCATCATCGTAATAGCCTGTAATATTTTCAAGATCATCGTATCGCATTTTTGATTCAGGTATAGCTGTCGAGGTTGTCTTTTGGTTTAGAGAAGTGTTCATCGCTTTCTTAAATTGCTTCTTCGTTTCTTCACTTAGAGGTACTTCGTAGAAGTTGGGGGAAGATTGACATTTACCATCTGCTGTATAGGAAGATTTTCCCGATTTTGATCGGTCGGGTTCGTTTTGTTCAATCGGGGCACCATTCATAAACTGCTCCATTTGATCGGACGAGCAAACGCCATACGAATCGCAGTATTGTCGGCGATCATTTTCCTTCTCTTTGTAAGGTACTTGCGATACATTACCCCTATCTACAGAACCAATGGAAGGACTATTTACAAAGGTCTCATAGGGTATTCTGCGTTGGATAGCTTTTGTACCTTGAATAGGTCCGTCTTGAGGAGGCTTAGGTACAGCATATTTATACATTGTGAAATCACCTGTGCCATTTCCTCCATCTCTTCTATATGCCTCGTATGCTTCCCCGGAAGCTTTTACCTGAACATCGGGTGAACATTTCTTTTTCCTTGAAGGAGGTTCAAAGGATGGAACATTGTATGCTTCCTGTATTGTACAGTACATGGATTTTTGTATATAATAACTCTACAAGGTGTAAAAGATTTTTCTTTTTGATTTTCAAGAAGAAATGCCTGGTGTTTTACATGATCTAATAGCTGGGGTCCTCGCTGGACTACTTTCAGTATTTTTAATTATATATGGATTCCAACCCAATCGCCCCTACCCTTCATGGATACTTGAACCCGCAGAACAACCTTGGATATTTATACTGATCCTCGTATCCATCGTGTATATTATACAATGGGATTATACAATTGGACTGATGGCACTGCTGTGTGTTATTGCCATTGTATTTGACCTTATTATATTTACAAACTCGAGACAATATGATAGCAAAGACAGTGAAGCTCTATATACCCCGTCCATCGGTCTTATACCAAATATGATTACCGAAGTTTTTGATAATCAAAAGACCATTCCGCAGGTTCTTCCTAAGGACGAACAAGTATCAAAGAAATGGACGGTAAATTATGAACCTACCATTAATGAACTAAACGATAATCAATATACATCTGGTAATGATACAAATAAAATGTCTTTGCAATCTGGATTACCACTAAGTGATGATGCATTGGATATGGCGGATCATTATCCCATTTTTTATTAAAAATAAAAAGATAAATAATTTAAGAAATTACACAATATTCAATATAATAGTTAAGATACAAAACAAAATCAAAATGCCAGTTCACCCTATTTCTTTTTCAGTACCTGCTGAAAATATTGTAGACCATGTTCCGCAGAAGGAAAAAATGGTAGCCGGTTGCCATTATGATAGCCGTGCTTTTCATGATGAAAACGAATATTTCAAAGAATATCAGCGTTCTCTATTTGGTAATACAAAATGTAAGGCGGGTTGGGATTGCAATCGCCATTATGAGATCCTTGCGAATGGCTGTATTCCTAATTTTGAGAATATGGACAAAATTCCCAGAAATACAATGGTTGATTTCCCAAAAGACATTGTGAAACGAGGTATGAAGCTCACTTCATTGGATCGCGCGGAATACGAACCGATTGTTAAAGAACTTTTGGATTATACCCGAGAAAACTTGACAACGGAAGCGCGTGTAAAATATATCCTATCTAAACTTGGAAAAAAAGTGGAAGATGTGAAGAATGTTCTCTATTTGGGCGATTCGGTTCACGGAGACTATCTGCGATGTACCATTCTTCACGGTTTTAAGAAAATTTTTAAAGAGAAGTGTGTAGATATGATTCGGGTTCCTCATATTTATGATAGTTATCCCCCTGAGATTCGTCATCAAATTCATGGTTTTGGATTTTCCTATGCTTTTCGTATTCCGGCGGAATATGATATCAAATGCGACCGTATGAATATCGGTGAGCGTATAGCTTCCCATGATTTTGATGTAATTATTTACGGATCAATTCATCGCGGACTACCTCTTCTTGATCATGTGTTAAAAACCTATAAAGAAGACGAGATCGCATTTCTATGCGGTGAGGATTTTCACGAATGTCCTTTTCTTCGTAATGGGTTAGCAGATAAACACCATCTCTTTATCCGTGAGCTATAATTTCTTAGATAATTGTAGTGAAAATATGGACCTATTAACAACATCTACATCAGCTCTCGTATCACAGGTAGGAGGGAGACATCTTACCTTTCAATTTACCAATGCTCAACAGAAATTGCTTCAGCATCCCTATGGACAAATGTTTATCCTTTATGCTATGTTCTATATTAGTACGCGTAGTCTCATTCTTGCTGCCGTACTTATCGTATTGTATCTCATACTGATAAATGTTTTACTTAACGAAAAACATCCATTTAATATATTTTCAAGAAATTGGTTGAAAAAAGAAGGATTTTTGGATGAAAATACACAATCCAGATCAAATCTATATAAATCAAACATTTCAAAACTTGAAAGTTAATAAAAATTATCATACCAAAACATATATTATTTTATTTTTAAGAATCTAATATTGTTATATTTGTTGGACGATCCCAGTAGAATTGCTTTGGACTTGTACGAACCCTCTTGGAAATCTTCAATAGGTATGCGAATATTACAAATACAAGCAGTAAACCAACAATACCAAACAGGTAAGGTTGATATTCGGGATTATCACCGGACGCTATATAAAGGATTATACCGATGGATAGGATTACACCAACACGAATAAAGAAGGTTGCCCTCGCAGAATTCGTAATCATTTCCAATTCGGTTATGGATATGGCACCGGTAAGTTTATTGTTTGTATTGTCTATCATATCATGCATTTGATTGAAATAGGATAGTTCGCGTTGGACGGTACTGTTTATGTTGCTGTAGGTACTGTTTGATTGAAGCAATGCCCCCAAATATACTGTAATATTTAGATAGTCAAGTGCTTCCGATAGGAAAGACTGATTATAGACGGCAAGCAGGTTGGTCTTATCGGCGACCGTATTACCAAGACCGAGTGAAGAAGGGGTAGGTAGATAGTAGTTATCAAAACCTTCTTTTGTGTTAACTTCCTCTTCCTCGTCTTCCTCGTCTTCCTCGTCTTCCTCGTCTTCTACCTCGAATCCCTCGGTTGCTTTATTGTATCTATTGTTTAAAATTACAGCCAATAAAAGTATAACTACCAAGATACCGCCACACAGTATCAATCGTGATGCTTTTTCAAGAGGCGATATAGCAATTGCTACAACAGCAATGATTGAAATTATATAGATGGACATGATGATCTTATCATATTTAGAAGTATTACTTGTTGCCATACGAACACCTTTGTACGTACTTTGATTGCTAGCAAGTTCCATCTTTTGATTACGAACGGTGTCGTCTAAATCATTTATCGTATCGCTATTTGTTTTATATTTTTGTATATTTTTATTTAGATTTTTTATAATGTTGGAGCGTTCAGTAGGTGTTTCATTTGTTGATATTGAAAAATTCTTATTTATATTAATGAGAATATTTGCCGTATTAGATATATTTGTTATATATTTTGATGATACATCAACCCCAGGCGAAGCGGGTGAAGTATATTTCTCATATAGGTACATAGAAATATAGATATTTGTCATTAATTCGTACAACAATAACATACGGCGTATCATAAATATATCGTTTTGAACGAAATCAAAATTGTTCAATGGTCCTAACACCGTTTCAATCGACAATTTTACTGTTGTATTATTGTAAGGTATATGAGATTTTTTGGTACTGTCAACTACCGTATAATTGGAAACATTAAAAGAAGGAGATGATGTACTTTTCCATGTTGATAAGTTCGTATCAGACAAAAATGTATATGTATTTTTTATGTTGTTCAGTTCTGTTAAAAGATCCCCTGTTATTAGTTTGCTATAGTTTATTTCTGTAGTTGTAGAATCGAATGACGTAATATTAGCATCCGTCATTTGTGTATAGTCAGAAGTAGCATCTAAATTGCGAATATAAACGTTCGTTGTTAATGTAGTATTTGTCACCGCGCTGGCTTGTGGTAGAGATGATGCATATTTTGCTGTAAAAGAGGAATAACCTTTTATAATTGCTTCTACAAAATTCAATCCTGAATCCGTTTCCCCTGATAGATCATCTGTAGATATACCACCTGTATATTTCGTCCTATTGGTTGTATTTACGAAATTAGTTCCAATGTATTTTAATACATTTTGTATGTTGTTCGTAAATTTATATGAATCGGTCATTACTTATCTCTACAACAAAAAGAGATAATTCATTTGTACAAGAATCTATTTATTGAATACTTAAAATAGTATACCATTTTAACCAAAAAATAACTATTTCATATTATTAAGTATGGAAATATATATATTTTTATACACAGCATCGGTAGAAATAATATACACCCGATGATGGATTATTTCGCGTAATTTTTACTATATCACCGTGCTTCAAACCTAACCATCGCGCGATGATATCTGTACGAAGAATTACAGGCAGCTGTGATTTTGATTTCAGCTGATAGGTCTCAAACAAGGATTTGATATTGCTTTCGTCAAGTTTTTCATGTAGGGGAACATAGATATGTTTTGTCGGGTTGTACATCAAATCGTTATAGGTAAAGTATTGAGCTATCCCACCAACCGTTTGTAGTACTTTGTCCGCATCTGCTATAATTTTACGGTTATGCGATTGAGGATCTTCGTCAAATACAAAGATTACTGAAGATACATTTCGTTCTACATGATCCGGATCTTCACTCTGTGACAGTACGGAAATGATTTGTTCAGGATCCCTATTTTCTTTCGCATCTTTAAAGTCCTTAAACATACTGCTCTTGACAGTTCCGGTAATGGTCGCCCGAGGAATAAATATAACAGCGGTGCGGTTTGTATGAAATATCAACTGGTGTGTTTTGAACATATGACTTGGTGTAAGATAGGTATGCTCTGAAAACTCGCTTATATCATCCCCTCGAATGATGAGCATGTCTGTTACATTTTCAATGATGGTATCAATATTCGTCGCCTCCATATCGCTATTGATGTGATTGCTGTTGATCTTAATATAGGCTTCTACTCTTTTGTTTATATTCTTTATCCAGTCAAATTTTTAGATCTATGTAATAATTAAAAAATGAAAAATTAATAAAAATTAATTACTCATTCATAATTTCATGATTTATTCTGTTTCGTCCTCACTGTCGCCGTCGTTGTTTCCAATCATATGAATATTACGCCATCCTTTGTTGTCGTTTGGATAAGGGCCAAAGGTATTTTCCATATATACCATAAACTGGTTGCGATCTGGAATTTTCTTGCTTCGGTTAAGTGTTTGGTTTGCCCACGCCTTGTATTCTGCGTAAATTTTTGTAATGAGAACACGCTCATTAGATGTTTTATCCAATACCATACGCTCATTGCTAAACTGTCCAATGCTATCATTCACGAAGCGATACTTATCGGTGGCTTTTGTCACATCTACTGGTTCATTAATATTTGTCACATCAATATGCTTGTGATGATCAATCAGCATAGAGATGAATGTATCTGCCCAACGATCAAATTTGTGCATTAGATCTGGATCCGCTTTGAATTCGTTCATCTTTTTAGGGTCTGGTCTTTCTGTAAATTTGCTGGTAAATTGAATCACACGAATACGCCTCCAAGTACCTCCGTCATCGCTTGATACTTCTGGTAAATCATTACAAGTCATTACCATCTTGAACTGTGGTTTGAATTCAATCGGTTCTTTGAACAACCCTCGTGTAAGGATACGATCGCCTCCTGTAAGTTCCTTCATCAACCCAATATTTAGTTTTTCTCCATCACCTGGTTCCTGCATGACGGTAAGACGACGTCCTTTGGTGCGCTCCAATTCTGACTGAGCGCTATTAGATTGTGTTCGTTTTTGTGTAAGAAGAGCAACGGGAAGAATACAGTAATACTCGCCAAATGCCTTCTGTACGAAGTTAAGAAGCACTGATTTGCCGTTCGAATTCGAAGTTACTGTAAAATCTCCCATTAGATAGCGGTGATTGCTATCCACTTTCATGCCGTAATAGTTGCCCTCTCCTATACATTCCAGTTTGAAGTTGTTTAGAAGAGCATTTTTCAACTTAGTACGAGGCACTGCCTTCTTTCGTGGTAGAAGGCAAGGAATTTCTTCAATCCCTTTTCCGTAGATTTGGATACGATAATATGTTCCAGTAACGGGTCCATTTTTAGCATTTGTACATGTACATTGTATCTCTTTCATATAGCATGCCAACCCGAGTGAGCGAACCAGATATACAATGTCTTCCATTAGTTTTTTGTTTTTCTGTATGATCCCATATTGATTACAACTTGCTTGATAATTTCCGTCCGTATCAATAATGCCTGCCAATACCTTCAGGCGTACATCACGACTATTACATTTGTAATCATATGGAATATGTTTGTTCATAATAAGATTATAGTGTCGTAATGCAGAAAGTATTTCATTTTGACAAGCATATCGTTCTCGTTTCCCTGTAAATGTAATACTATAGGTTGACGCTTTACCCCTATCCTCTTTTTTATTGAAACAATGATTTTCTGGAATATTTTCTTGGAAATATTTTACGATTTCCTCGTCCATCGTTGTGATATCAGGTCTTCGTGATGTACCATCTCCCAGCCATACCCCCAGTATATATGGATCCATATTAATTTGCTTTTCCCCAAACTCCACACCAGTTTTGAATAGATATAGATTAAAGTTACTCATTTTATATGTGATATAATTCTTTACTTGTACATCTATTACATCGTCCATTTTTAACACATCTTTCTGTGTATTAAGACACTCTATAAATTTGTTAGCTATCTCTTTTGTTGTAAAATTCTTCTCTCGTTGCTTTACTAAACTACCATCTTCTAGTGTATAGAATATTTGTTCAAGCCATCTAACATAAATCTTGTTTTTTCTCGTAATAATCCTCGGACATGAGGAAAGAGTGACTTTCAGACTAATTTTATGTTCTTTATTTACCACGAAAGGGTCTCCTTTGATGGGTATAATTTTATACATTTCGTCTTCACCCCGGAATAGCTCAAGAACATTACGAGGTGTATTGTCGTCACCCATCAGTACGTCGCCTACTTCAATGTCCTCCACCATTTTGAGGCGACCATCATACAACATGATAGGTGTACCAGGCGCATGGCATCCAGACCCATTGAAAATATAGAATTTTTCTTGCCTCACACTGCCGTCCAACATACAAGTAAACATATCCTTGATATATCGGCATACGACAGGATTTGTAAAGATTTGTGATAGAAAATGATCAATCTCTACTGCCTCATCACTTCGGGCATTAAACGGAATATAGTGTCTTCCAGTAGAATAAGTAATATAGTCATCCGGACTTCCATCGCGGAATTCGTGCATTCGTAGATCATATACACCGTTCTCAAATCCCAACAAATGCGGACGAGAATCAAGCAAATCTTCAAATCGTTCATCTGTAAAGAAACACTCACATTCCTTCATCACATTGCTCTTGTAAGAAGTCTTTTTAAGATCAAGAAATATCTTCTTTAATTGCGAACTCTTCTCCACAGCATCGCTGTTGATTTTATCCGTCTTTGCCAATTCCATATTCCAATAATTCGCCCTCTCGGAGAATTTCGTACATACTTTGGTAGATAGAATGTTGCGCAAGATAATACCCTGGGTCGTTCTTACCCAACGATGCTTATCGTCCTTGTAGGTAAACCAGATGTCTTTAGTCGTATGACGAAACTTGTCCTTGTACATCGTATAAACCACTTCAGCTACATCGTAAGGAGCTCCCTTGCTTCCAGCACATTTATCAATCAATGTAAGCACATTCCCCTCAATGATATGATTGTACTGTTGCGGATTATCTTTGCGCGCCCACCATCGCAAGGTGCCCATACCAAGTGTATCCGAACACATTCTATCCCAACATCTTTGACATTCACCCTCAATATACTTCGGAGAAAGTCGCGAGAACTCTGTCCATGTCTCCAGAAGATCATAATCAATGTTGCGCAGCGTCCACCCCAATTTGATCCAATCCTCATAGTTTTCGGCTCGTTGATGCGAAAGACATTCCATAACCAGCCTCTTTGCCAACTCGCGCTCGTCGGTATTTTCAAGAACTGCTCTTGCCGGATTGATGGAATTTCCAAAGATCTGCGAATTGATTTTTTGTTTTCGTTTTTCGTCCATCGTAGGCATAATAT